TTACATTGTCAAATACGATTCGACCCTGCATACCGTAGCAGTTGGTGTGTTTACTGGTTGTTTCTACACTGACCCAACCTCGGGTAAACCGACTTGGAAGAACTACTACCCCGGCTCGGTCAACATCACCACTGGCTACATTACAGCAGATGTGATCGATGATCCAAACCAACTGTTCCTGATCCAAGCAGACGAAGATGTCGTTCAAGCTGATATCGGCCTGAATGCCAACATCGCCTACACGGCAGGCAGCACTACTACGGGTGTTTCTGGCACTGAGTTGGATTCGTCCACCATCGCTAACACTGCTGGTCTCGTGCTGAAAATTGTGGGTAACTACAATGCCCCGAACAACACCCTCGGCCAGAACTACGTCGATGTGGTTGTGAAGATTAACGCACACATGTATGGCAGCGCTGGCGTTGCTAATACTGCACCGGCCTAATAGGAGCTAAGTCATGGCTATTTCTCGTTCGCAACTCGTCAAAGAGCTGGAGCCCGGCCTGAACGCTCTGTTCGGCATGGAATACAACCGCTACGAAAACGAGCACACTGCAATCTTCTCCGTTGAATCTTCGGACCGTGCATTTGAAGAAGAGGTCATGCTGACCGGCTTCGACGAAGCCCCAACGAAGAACGAAGGCGCTGGCGTGAACTACGACTCCGCACAGGAATCGTTCACTGCTCGTTACACTCACGAAACCATCGCTCTGGCGTTCGCCCTGACCGAAGAGGCCATTGAGGATAACCTCTATGACCGTCTGTCTGGCCGTTATACCAAGGCTCTGGCTCGTTCAATGTCCTACACCAAGCAAGTTAAAGCGGCTTCTGTGCTGAACAATGCGTTCAACACAACGGGCCCTTACAACGGTGGTGACGGCGTGTCGCTGTGCAACAGCGCACACCCAACCGCTCTTGGCCCATCGTTTAGCAACGTTCCTACAACGGCAGCGGACCTGAACGAAACTTCGCTGGAACAGGGCATCATCGATGTCGCCGGTTTCACCGACGAACGTGGTTTGAAGGTCGCTCTGACTGTTCGCCGCATGATCATTCCTAAGGAACTGCAATTTACCGCAGAACGCCTGATGAAATCGACTCTGCGTACCGGAACAGCAGATAACGACATCAACGCCATCAAGTCGATGGGCATGGTCCCCGAAGGTTACTTCGTGAACCACTTCCTGACCGATCCTGACGCATGGTTCCTGATGACCGATGCGCCTAACGGCCTGAAGATGTTCCAGCGTTCCAACATCAAAACCGCCTTTGAAGGCGACTTTGACACCGGCAACGTTCGTTACAAAGCCCGTGAGCGTTATTCGTTCGGCTGGTCAGATCCCCGCGCAATTTGGGGTTCGGAAGGCTACACCCCAGCCTAATGGGGGAAACGAGAAAAGGGGCCTTCGGGCCCCTTTTCTTTTACTGGCAATAGTGTATATTCAACGTATTCCGGGACTTTTCCGGCATATCTGACAGACCCGGCTGACGACATGCAGACAGATATGCTTTAACTCGCATGTGAGGATATCTTCATGGCAAATACTACCTTCAACGGCCCAGTTATTTCTGAAAATGGCTTTCTGGGCCCTATCGCTGTATCCACCGCAACTGCTGCCAGCACTCTGACTGCTGCGGATAGCGGAAAGACAATTTTCCTGAACTCGGCAACTGAGTTTGTTACGACTCTTCCATTGCCAGCTTCTGGTCTTCGCTTTACGTTTATCGTAAAAGCCGCTCCAGTTGGCACTGCTTACACCGTAGTCACAAACGGTGGTGCAAACATCATTAAGGGTCAGCAATATAACGCCGCTGGAGCTGCGGGTGACACTGGCACAGCGGATGACACTATCTCCTTTGTGGCCAGTTCCTCTGTCGCTGGTGACCGTGTAGAACTGATCAGTGATGGCACAAATTGGTTTGCTTACGCATTCTGCACATTGGCCGCATCGATCACCTTTACCACTGCTGCTTAATTAGGAGGTCGCCATGGGTTACATGAGCGATATACAGAGTACCTATCGGACAACAGATGGGGCCATTTTCACTGGCCGCACCCGTGTGAAAGCGATATACGTCTCTCCTGATACAGGGGTGGGTTCGGTATCGATTACTGATGGCAACGGTGGCACGGTTCTCTACAGAATAGACGTTCCTGCGGGCAGTAGCGCCATTTATATGTCGCTACCGGAGGACGGTATTTTGTTTAAAAACGGTGCGTATGCTGATCTAACAACTGTTATTTCGGCAACATTCTTCTGGGCATAAGGGGCAGATCATGATGATGAAGATGAACAAGAAGCGTAAGAAATCAGGCATGTCGATGGACAAGGGCATGAAAATGGCCAAGTCCACCAAAAAAGGCATGGCGGGCGATGACATGTACAGCATGGATTCGATGCCGATGAAAAAAATGGGCGGGGGCATGATGGGTTATGCCCACGGCGGAATGGTTCAGTCCCGTGGCAATGGCGCAGCACGTGGCAAAAAGACACGTATTTGCTAAGTCATGGCCTCCCGTAAGGAAAAGCCGATAGCTACTTCGGTCAAGTCGGGCAATTTTCGCCCGACAAAGGCCGGGGCAGGGATGACAAAAGCAGGAGTAAAAGCTTACCGCCGGGCGAACCCCGGCAGTAAGCTTCAAACTGCGGTTACTGAGGACAAGCCTACGGGGAAACGTGCGGAGCGTCGTAAATCGTACTGTGCTCGTAGTGAAGGGCAGATGAAGCAATTTCCTAAAGCAGCGGCAGATCCTGATAGCCGGTTGCGGCAGGCCAGAAAACGATGGAAGTGCTAAATGGAAATGATTCTTTGGAACGCGTTACTGTCCGTCCTCGTTGCAATAGTCGGGTGGGTGATTCGCGAAAAGTCGGCAGAGCTCCAGCGCATTCAAATCCTGCTGAATCGTACGCGGGAAGAAATCGCCAAGGAATATGTGACAAAAGCAGAGGTTCATGCCGATATTAATCGAGTTTTGGATCGATTGGATCGATTAGACGCCAAGATTGATAGGTTGATGGAGGTAAGAAATGCCAGCTAAAAGCGCCAAACAAAAGAAGTTGATGGACGCCGCAGCGCATAGCCCGTCTTTTGCGAAAAAAGTTGGCATTCCTACTAAAGTGGCAAAGAAGTTCAGCCGTACCAGTAAAGGTATGGAGTTTAAAAAGGGTGGATCTATCAATCGCGTAGGCGATGCGGTTACGCCAAGTCGTAGGGACCCTGATATTGGTAAGCTGATTAAAGAGACGAAAGTCCCTACTAAGCTGGCCAAGGGTGGTATGGCAAAAAAAGGTAAAGGGTGCTAAATGGCAACCTCAGGAACAACAACCTTCAATTTAGAGTTTGATGACCTGATTGAAGAGGCATATGAGCGTTGCGGTCTTGAGAACCGCGATGGCTACGATATGAAGACCGCGCGACGGTCTTTGAATCTGTTGTTCCTTGAATGGGCGAATCGTGGTCTAAATCTTTGGACTATTGAACAGCGCCAAACCACTATGGTCTATGGTCAAGCTGAATATACGCTTCCATCAGATACGGTCAATGTGCTTTCTGCGGTGATTCGCACAGGCTCGGGTCAGACGCAGCAGGATATTACGATTGATCGTATCAGCCAGAACGAATACCTGCATCTTCCCGATAAGAACACACAAGCGCGTCCTGCTCAGTACTATGTGCAGCGTACTACTTCGCCTAAATTGTTTGTCTATCCTGCGCCAGATAACACAGAGCCCTATATCTTCCGTTACTACGCCGTTCGCCGTATAGAGGACGTAGGCGCGTATACGAATACTTCGGATGTGGTATTTCGATTCTTGCCGTGCCTTGCCGCAGGCCTCGCTTATTACTTATCGCTCAAGAAGGCTCCGGAACGTACGGTGATCTTGAAGCAGTTGTATGAAGAAGAGTTCCAGCGGGCAGCGCAAGAGGATAGGGATATCGCAAGCGTGTATCTGACGCCAGATTTGGGGTACTGATATGGCGGGCTATGCAGTTGGAAAAGCTTCGCAAGCCATCTGCGACAGGTGTGGCCAGCAGTATTATTTGAAGGAACTGAAGAAGGAGTGGACGGGGTTCAAGGTGTGTCAGGAGTGCTATGAACCAAAGCACCCGCAGCTTGAGCCCAAGCGTGGAATAAACGAGCCAATCGCAGTGTATGACCCTCGGCCAGATGGGGTTCAGACGGTGTTGATTTCGTTAGGGTACGGGGGAGATTCGACGTTTGCTTCAGTAGGTATGCAGCCTGCTCCAGTAGCAAAACCATTAACAGCAAATGGCTCAGTGGCCTCAGTGACGGTGACGATCACATGAATTACACAGAACTGAAAGATACGATAGCCGACTATACGCAGAATGAATTTACTTCTGCGGAATACGCTACGTTTACCAAGCAGGCTGAACAGCGCATTTACAACATGGCGCAGCCTGCAAACTTGCGTAAAAACGTCACGGGGACATTGAGTTCGGGGAACAGATACTTGTCGTGCCCAAACGACTTCTTGTCTGTTTTCTCCATGGCGATTATAAAAAATAACGAATACATTTACCTGATCGACAAGGACGTAAACTTCATAAAAGAGGTTTATCCCTCGGCTGTTTCAACAGGCACTCCCAAATACTATGCTTTGTTTGGTCCTACTGTAACGAGTGGGACGGTGACAGATGAGTTGAGTTTTATCATTGGCCCGACGCCGGACAATGGGTATGCGGTAGAGCTTCACTACAATCATTATCCAGAGTCGATTGTAGATGCGGCAGATGGTAGGACATGGCTTGGTGATAATTTTGACAGTGTCCTTTTGTATGGCTCATTAGTGGAGGCGTATACCTTCATGAAGGGAGAGCCGGATTTGATGCAGCTTTACGACACAAAGTTTAAAGAAGCTTTGATGATGTATAAAGAATTGGCCGATGGTAAGCAGCGTGGTGATACTTATCGTGATGGGCAAGTGAAATATCCGGTGAAATAATGGCGATTACACAGACATGGACAACCAGTTTCAAGCGGCAGGTCTTGCTGGGTGAGCACGACTTGGACACGGATGTGTTGAAGATTGCTTTATATACCGACACAGCGATATTGGGCCCTGATACGACGGTCTATACAGTTGTTGGGGAAACCAGTGGGGCGGGCTACGCTGCGGGTGGGATTGCTTTGACAAATGTCACAGTAAATTCTGGGAATGGGATTGCTTACGTTGATTTTGACAATCCTTCGTGGGCGGGGGCATCGTTTACTGCTCGTGGGGCGTTGATATATAACAGCAGTAAAAGCAACAAATCCATGTTTGTACTGGATTTTGGGACTAACCAAACCGCAGTAAATGAAACCTTTATGTTGGATTTGCCCGCAAACAATCCTACATTTGCTTTAATTAAACTTTCTTGAGAGGTCATTATGTCGAACATCACTAAAGCAAATCTTGGGGATTCCACCGAGGTTAGCCTTTTACAAACCCCTGTGCAAAAGGAAACTATTCGCGCAGGCGGCGTATTCCACGTTCAGTGCTTTGATCAACATGGCAATCTGAAGTGGGAAGAAAGAAACCATAACTTGGTGGTTAACGAGGGCCTACAGAGCATGGTCGCGGTATATCTTGACGCGGCTACCCAGATTACTACGTGGTATGTCGGATTGGTAGAGGGCCCCGGTGCTAGCACCACATATAGTGGCACTCAGACGTTGGCTTCCCACGGTACAACTGGTGGTGGCGGTTGGACGGAACTCATCCCCGGAACGGCCTATACAGGTAACCGAAAAACTGCGACGTTTGGTACGGCAACAACCGCTGATCCTTCAGTCATTGATAATTCTGCCAGCCCTGCTGAATTTACTATGTCGGGCACATACACGGTGGCAGGGGCATTTTTGTGTAACGCAGCTACAGGTACTTCGGGCGTATTGTTCTCGGCTTCTGATTTTACCGGTGGTGATCGCTCGGTTGTGGCAAACGATATTGTTCGTGTGACTTACACGTTCAGCCTTGACGCTGTTTAATAGGAGGATGTAATGGCACTCAAATTTGAAAAAGGCGATGTAGTTCGCATGGTAATGGCAGTTCCACCAGAAGGCCCCGTTGACGGCTTTAAGATGCTAGAAGACGGCACGGTACTTTGCCATATCACATGGGTAGATGCTGAGGGCAATCCGCATAACAAGTGGATTGATGAGAATAGACTAATTAAAGTTTAATCATGAAGATTGATTTTTTCTTTGATACTCAGTACGGCAAGTTTTGTGATGCTTTGCACTTGCCGGATGACCACACGCTGACTGACGAAGAAATCCAAGCGATGAAACAGCAACGGGTAGATAACTGGATAGCCGTTGTTACCGCCCCTCCCCCAGAAGAAGTAGTGCAAGAACCACCGGTGGAGTGATGAATGGCAGATCGTTATTGGGTTGGTGGCACGGGCACATGGGACGGCACCAGCACAGCTAACTGGTCCGCTTCGTCGGGGGGCGCTAGTGGCGCTTCTGTGCCTACGGCGGCAGATAACGTATTTTTTGATGCAGGTAGTGATGCTGGC